ATTATCGTACTTTGCGAAACTCGCAGAAGAATAATTATACAGGAGGTCAAACGACCTCCTTTTTTTATGACAATGTTATATTAGTATTTTCTGTTTGTATCATATTCTTATTAACATACTCTGATGACACATCATATGTCATTATTTCTCTCATATCATTTAAGAATTCTTGTATATATTCCTCTCGTAGAACAAAGATATTTCTCTTTTGATTATTTAAACGAGTTTCATATTCAAAATTACTTATTCCTACTACTGGATTAATTGTAGCAGTTGGTGTACCTGGTTTTGGTATTGTGAAATTTTGATCAACTACTTTACCTTTTGGTAGTATTAACCTATCATTAGTATCTTTTACTTCAGTTGTTTCAAAAAAACGATTTGAATTTAAACTTGTTCCGTACTTATCTTCTGCATAATTATATAAGTCACGATTATTAAGTGGCCACTCATTACGGACATTTTTAATACCTGCAACTGTTAATACAATCCAGTCAAATTCTGGACTTCCATATAATTCTTCTGCAACAGTATCAGGTCTCATACCTTCCTCTATTTCATACTTATTGAATAATGTAAAATTACTTTGTAAATCATCTCTTAACTTAACTTTGCGAAAAATATTTTTTACCTCTACAAAGTCGAGAGAAGATACTTTGTCGGATAAAAAAGAAGGGTATCTTAAATTTGGTAATTCTCTGAAATATCCCATTAGTATCCTACTGCTCCTGTGCCTGGTTTTTCATCATAATCAATATCGTAAATTGGTTGAATTTCTTTGAAAGATAAATCTAACTGCATTGATACTGGTGTTCCATCATCATAAGTGGCATAAACACCATCACCAGTATAAGTGGTTTGCATATCAGTTAAGAAACATTGTTTGAATTTATTTAAGAATGGATGATCTTTACTACCACTACGATACCTTAATTTAAATACATTGGGTGTTCTTAAGAAGAAATTGCCTGAACCTGCAACTCCACCTTGTGCTTGTGGAGCCATGTTTCTCTTGAACGCACGAATAATTAAACGAACTTGTTCTGCTTCTTTTTGGTTACGAGGAGTTAATTTAAATGAAAATCTAAAGTTTCTAATTGTGACATCACTGAATAGAAGTTCCATATTTGGATTTAATATCTCACCATTTCCTCTTGCTAATAATTGATTGACAGTTACATTAGCACCAAATATATTCACTGCTTCTGCTGCAAATCCTTTTGTTATCACATCTGCTGCAGTTGAGAGTGCAGTACTAGTATTATTACCAAGTTCTCTAAATATATCATTTTTTAAAGTATTCTTTACACTATCTATATCAAAATCTTTACCTGGATTTGCAATTTTAGCACCAATTTCATTCATACCACTTTCTACTGCATTAACACCAGCAGCAGCAAGTCCATTCATTCTTGAGTCACCATACACTACATTATTTGAGTCTTGTAAGTTTGATGGTATTGGTAAAAGTATTGTTCCTGCATTTATTAATGGTCTGCGAGATAATCTTCCAGGATTCGTTCTATTAGCACGATTTTGTGTGAAACTTCCTATCACATATCTTGCACCTGAACCTGCAGCATTTATAAGACTAGGTCCAATCTCCTGATATTTTTCAATATCTATTTGTAAATAATCTGTGTGTTCTGTTAATGATTCGGCAGGATAACGAAGAACACCACCTCTTCTTTTTTTACCATATCTTGCTAATCTTTCTTTTCTAACATCTTTTACTGTAGCACCAAATTCTACTCCTTGTTGAGCTTCTGTGCTTGAACCATCAAATTGTGGAAATCCATCTACTTTTTCTCCACCTAAAAATTGATCAACTTGATTTTGATTTTGTAAAACTGGAACATTATACTCTTTTAATTGATCTTTTAACCATTGATTATTATCACTTTTATCTGCATTATCTTCTTTTTCTGTAGATAGATTTGATAATATAACTTCACCTGTAGGTGTAGTTTGACCACTTGTATCCTGAATTATCACATGATGTTTAAGTGTATTAGTAGATTCAACTCTATAAATTTTTTGAGTCTTCAGATCATATACTAATACAGTTGTATTTGTTGCCATATCGACCTATCTTTTTAGTTATTTATACGAAATTTTGCAAATGGTATTGTATTTAGGTCTTGTAACTCCTCATTTGTAACTTGATAGAGTTGACCCACCACTTCTTGGAAGGTATATTGACGAGATTGACCCCAATGAAAGTTGATTCCTTTAAATCCCCATTCATATATATTAGTCACAGCAACAAGTGGATTTTGATCATATCTTATACCAGAAGTCTTGGGTTGATATACAAATACATATAACTTACCAACTTCGGGCAATGATCCTTCACTATCACCTAAGACATCCATGATTTCAATCATGAGGTCATCAGCATCTTCTGTTCCAAGAAGACTATCTACTATTGGTGCGATACGACTCATTTGATTCCTAGTTCTTTTTCAGTCATCACCTTAAACTCCCACATACGATCTTTGCAGAAATCATCTGCTGCTTTCCACTTTGCCTGATTTTTGGCATACTCATAGACTTCCTTTATATAATATTTGGTTTGTCTTTTTGGTTTCTTTGGTTTAATTGTCTGTTTAAGTGGTTTTACTTCTATTAGATATGTCTTGATACGACCAGTGTTCTCTTGAACCTTGATATAAAAGTCAGGAAAGTATCTATGAACTCTATTATCAATAGGAGAACGATATGGTAGTGCTATTTCTTCACTTCCCCATTCAAGTATTCTTTCATTTCTATCACAATAAACCATGAATTTTCTCTCCCAAAGTGACCTGTATATGATGTTTGTAGGGTCGCCTTTATACTTTCTGGGATAGGAAGGATAATATTTTCCTTTATATGACATAAATAGAAATAACAATCATACTTATTTAGAGTGGCAGAGACACTAGTTAAACCATATAATATGTCGATTGCTAATCGTCTGATGGGACCTTTAGCACAAACAAATCATTTTTTGGTTACATTATCATCATTAACACCTGAAGTTGAAGATTATCTTCAACGATTTAGTAATGCTCCTGATGTAAGAAGATTTATCACGGAGAGATCAGGTATACTTTGTAGTGATGCATCATTACCCACAACCACATATGCAACAGCAGAGGTACGGGATAATTTTATGGGAGTTCCCCAACAGTATGCTCATACAAGAATATACACTGATATTGATTTTTCTTTCTATATTGATGAAGATTATACTCTTCTTAAAATATTTGAAGGATGGATGGAATACATTTCAAGTGGAGCAAATCCATTTATGGAGCAGGGAACTAAATCATTCTATCGTAGAATGAGATATCCTGATTCTTATAAGTGTAATACATTGTATATTAATAAATTTGAGAAAAACTTTAAGAGAACATTGAGATATCAATTTGTTAATGCATTCCCTAAAAGTATGTCATCAGTACCAGTTACATATGGTCCTGCTGATATTTTAAAAGTTACAGTATCGTTCAATTATGACCGCTATATAGTAAGAGGTTAGAAACCCTAGTAATAATTATTGATTGAAAACATTATGCCTTTACCCAAGATTAATACTCCAACTTATGAATTGGTTTTACCATCAAATGGAAAGAAAATAAAATATAGACCATTTTTGGTGAGAGAAGAAAAAATTCTCATCATGGCACTTGAAACAGAAAATCCAAAGCAGATTACTGATGCTGTTATACAGATACTTAGTGCATGTATTTTAACAAGAGGGGTGAAGATTGATACTCTTGCCACTTTTGATATTGAATATTTGTTCCTTAATATTAGAGCAAAGTCTGTTGGTGAGACTATCAAATTAAATATTCTCTGCCCAGATGATGAAAAAACAAATGTTGAAATGGATATTGATATTGATTCAATTAAAGTTAAGAAGGATAAAAATCATAAGAATACTATAAAACTTGATGATAATTTATCTCTTAAGTTAAAGTATCCTTCTATGAGTCAATTCATTGAGAGTAACTTTGAAACTGGTGAGGAAACTATTGGTAATACAATGGAAGTTATAACATCATGTATTGATATGATCTATAATGAGGAAGAGAGTTGGAGTGCGAGTGATGTATCAAAAAACGAAATTGAAGACTTTATTGATCAATTGAATACAAAACAGTTTAGATTAATTGAAGACTTTTTTAGTACAATGCCTAAGTTGACACACAGAATTAAGGTTAAGAATCCTAAAACTGAAGTGGAATCAACAGTGGTTTTGGAGGGACTGGCAGCTTTTTTCAACTAGGTATGGCTCATACAAATCTAGAGTCATACTATAAAACTAATTTTGCCTTGATTCAGCATCATAAATACTCATTAACAGAGCTTGAAAATATGATTCCTTGGGAAAAGGACATATATATTTCGTTACTTCAACAATATATCGAAGAGGAAAACTTAAAGGCACAACAAAAAAATGGATAAATCCTCTCCCGTTTTCGAGAATTTCATGAATAAGATGTCTGCCATGCAAGGGCAAGGTAGACCAAAAATTAACAAGTCTACCTTCAAAATTGGTGGGGGTATGAACTTGGAGGGAAGAGTCGCCAATAATGAGAAGAAAATAACCACATTAAAGAATATATTTAAAGCACAGAGAGTTGAGATTGGGGAGAAAATAACACCCAAAGTAAGTATTTTAGAAGAGTCGTTAATACAAACAAACAATACTTTATTTGAAGTATCAGCATTACTTAAAAAAGATTATAGTGAAAGATTAAAAGAACAGAATAGATTACTTAAAGCAGAGCAAAGTAAAAAATTAGAAGATAAGAGAGATGCTAAAGAAAATAGATTAGAAACTTCAAAAAAAGTAAGTGGGATTCTTAAAACAACTGGTAACAAAATTACTAAACCATTTACTAGTGTTTTAGATAAGATATTATCTTTCGGAAAATTGTTTTTAGCAGGTGTTGGTGTAAATGCAGCATTAACATGGTTATCAGAT